GAGCGAGTATTACACCTATTTCTCCCTTTGCTAGTCCACCTTTTAATAGGTTGTCGATACCAGGTATACCCATAGGAATTGGGTGTCTGAAATCTTCTTTAAGAAGGTCCTCGAGATCATCGAAAACATCTACAATGTTTTTGTTGTTTTCTCCAATCTGAAGAGCTGATTTAATCAATTCCTCTAACTTGTCGTAGTTTTCGAACTCCCCACTATCCAATATCTTTTGCGATTTGGTAATGGCTTTCTGTAATTCTTGTTGTTTACAGAACTTCAGGGCTTTTTCTTGTACAAAGGCAAGACCATCGATGGGGGCTTTTTGAATTTTTGATATTGTATCATTCAATATCTTCAACATCAGTTCTTGTGGAAATTCACTTTTAACAATTTGATAAAGTGTTTCAAAGGAAGGTGAGCATTCATACTTGATGTAATACTCTTTTATCAGTTGAACAAGTGTTTTGAAATACTTGTTTTCGAAGTGTGTTGATTCTAACACGTCGAGGATAGTGTGTGAGAAATCCTTCTCAACAATAAGTTGATTGATAAGTTGTAATTGGAAAGTTTCTCCTAAATATTCAAAGTTTCTCGACATAATTTTTTCTTTTGTGTATTGATAAATACAATCAAACTAGACTATAGTCAAGGTAATTTGTCTCAAAATCTTTCGCTGCAAAAATGTCAGTAAGGTCCTTAAGTACACTTTTTACTTGCTGACGTATGTCTACGGTGTATCTTATTTTAGGTGGAAAAATTTTTGCATCTAGTGATCTATGACAAATTGTCATATTTTCTTTCATTATTTTGAAGTGAAAAATTTCAGGTCCATCGGTCATAGAGGTCTCCAATATTGTAGGATCCTCCATAATCTCATCCACGAGATCCATCATATAAACTGTGGTCCTCATTTTCTGTTCCATAAGAAATTCTTCGACAAAATATTTCATGTATTCATAAACATCGAGTGATCTCTCAGCCACGGGATTGTAATTTTTCACATTGAAATATCTTTGAATAACAATATTGTTATTCAATGTGATAAGGAATTCTAACTTAGTTAAATCTTGTTCTTTCATAATTTATTGAATTTATTAAAATATAAGGGTTTTTTTTGGTTTTTCAAATTTTTTAACTTTTTTCTTCTCTGTTGAATTTTCTTTTTTCTTTTCTTGTTAACTTCATAAACGGACGAAGGAACTCAACAAACCCTTCATCTGTTTTAGGGAGATACTTAAAAAACCCATCTTGTGTCATCATTCGAATAACATTTTTGTAACTTCTTCCTTCAGGGTCTATATTATCTCGAATGTTTTCTAGAACCAACTCTTTTGCGTTTTCAGTTATCATAGGGTTGTGTAAATCCATAATCATTCTTCTTTTATTGAAAAACTCTAATCCCTCTTCCGAATTCTTACATCTACCACTCATCAGATTTTCTAACCCCTTCAATTTTTTAGTTTGATATATTTCTTTTGTTTTACTTAGAATATGTTCAAGTGTTGTTGGATGTTCCAATACCTCTGGAAAAAATTTAACCAAAGTTTTTTCACCGAAGTTTAATATTCCAAAAACATTATCAGATTTGTCACCTAATAAAATTTTAGCAAGTAGTAAGTTAACGTGAGGAACTTCTATTTCATCAAGTTTTATTTTATCACCTTCGTAAAAATATTTTTTGTGAAGTGGAGAATAAACACTAATTCGTGAATTTAAAAGTTGAAGTAAATCTTTATCTGAAGAAAAAATGGTAATTGTTTCTTTTTCTGCGTGTAGACAATAGTAGGAAATTAAATCATCACCCTCATTGTAAGGAACTTTAAGTTGTCTTATAAAAAACTCCTCTAGATAATTTTGGACTTTGTTTTTTTGAATATTGAATGATTCTCTTTGGAACTCATTCAGTCTTTCTCTACGATTTAACTTATAGTAAGGGTATATTTCTCGTCGCCTACTTGAGTTATGTTCGTCATCCCAAACGACAAAAACTTTGTCGTAATCGTGTTCGTCCAATTTTTTACGAATGGCGTCGATGAAATGGTATAATCCACCGATGTGTGTTCCGTCAACAAAGAAGTCTCTGACACCAAAGAATCCGAGATTGAATAAATTATCTCCATCAATTAATAATGTTTTCACTATTGTTCATTATCTATCTCAGTTTCTTCCTTCAATGTAAAATCACCTTCCAATCCGAGAATTTCTTTCCAATAATCGGCGTATTCTTTTTTGTATTTTTCAACAGAAGTTTTTTCTTCGGTACTATCTTTACCCGAAATAAACCCATGAGGTGTTACAATGATTTTACCATCCTCATAACCCAAACCATTAATGTGGTTTTTCAATACTGAAATTTTGGTACGAGATGCAAATTTGACAGTTCTCTTGTCCTTGGTTGCCGTAATTTTAGTTGTACCAGCACCCTTTTGATTCCCAAACAACAATACGATCGATGAGTTTAACCAAATAGATTCACCACCTTTACTCTTGATTTTGGGTTGTCCAAATGGATTATCAGGAAGTTCAACCCAAGGTTGGGCAACAATTACCAGTGAGTTTTGGAATTTTGATTCAGATTTTCTTGTTCCAGAAATTCTTTGATTGATGCCCATACCAATTTTATCAGATAGAACAGATGCATTGTGTTGTTTACCACCTTTACCGTCATAAGTCATTTTACAAGGTACCGATCCCACACTATCCCAAAGGAAAACTAAATCATAATCAATTTCTCCTTTTTCCTGGGCATCCAAAATTTCATTGATATAATCTGTGATTTGTTCTATGTACAAAAAATTATTGTTGAATAAAAAGAACCCCTCCCAATCTATTTCACCTGTCGACTCATCAACAATTTCTTCACATTCGAAACCCATCATTTTTGCATGACCAAAATCCCATTTCTGTTCGGTTATAATAAATACGGGTAGAATATTTCTCCTTTGAGCATCAATCGCTGTTTTGATTAATGCGGTGGTTTTTCCCGTGTCAGAGTGACCGAGTAACATATTGATGTGACCAATCGCTGGGCCTGGTAAGCCAACGGCATCCAAAAATTCACGGCCTAAATCAAAGTACTCTTGAGGTTTGTATTTAGCGGATGTGGAAAACTTTTTCTTAATATCTGTAAAATCTTTTTTCTTAATTGCCATAACTTAAATTAAATGTGTTGGTATGTGAATTTTGTTGACTCTTCTTTCGTGTCTTCCACCTTCGAATTTGGTTTCCATAAAATAATCCAAAATATCGATAGCATCTTCTACAGAGACGAATCTAGCAGGTATACACAATATGTTTGCATTGTTGTGTAACCTTGCTAGAGATGCCGTCTCAGAGTTCCAACAAACTGCCGCTCTAACATTTGCCCATTTGTTGGATGTAATTGATACACCATTACCAGATCCACACAGGAGTATTCCAAAATTCTCAGGTTCATTTGAGATTTTCTTGGATACTTTGTGAGCGAAGTCTGGGTAGTCGACCGCATCATAGGTGTTAGGACCTAGATCCTCAACATCTAAACCATCCGACTGTAATCTTTTCACAAGTAGTTCTTTCAAATCTACCCCTGCGTGGTCTGAAGCAATGTATACTTTTTTCATTTTTTTCTAATCTTAGAAAGGAAGATCTTCGTCTGGATCAGCGTTCATTTGTGGATCTTCATAGGATGACGCACCGCCCATACTTGTTTGTGATTCAGTTGAATCTCCGTAAACGTACTTATTAGCATTAGAGTCCCAACGTGGTGTTTCTCCTCTTGAAATTGCTTCAAGATACTCGACTGGTTTTTTAGAGTATACATCATTCCACGTTAGTTCATCCTTAATCCACTCTTCTTTGATTTTTGGATCAGTGTGTAGTGGACTAGGGTCATCATGCATGATGGTTTGGATTGCGGTATACTCCGCACCTTTGGGTGTTTTTTGTTTTGCCATCTCAATAATTAAATCTCGACCTTTTTCGGAGTCTGTGATATCACCCTTTTGTCTCCAAATAGGAATGATCTTATCAAGAATCCCATCATTTTTGTAGTTGTGTTTGAACCTCCAAAACTTTACACCCTCTTCTTCAGCATCACGATCGATGACTTTTACAATATAAAACTTTCTTGAATTATATTGTTTCGCCAACTCTTTATCTGACTCTTTTCCTGTAGACCTCAACTCTTCGTAGAGCTCGTTCAAAGGAGACCTCTCATTATCATTTTTACCTGGGTCATACAGTTTTACCCATTTTCCACCGACTTGAAGTTCATGGTAGTAAACTTCTTTGAATGGGGACGAACCATCTTTGGTAGGGAGAATTCGTACTCTTTTTTGTCCTG